CACAAGACATTATGAAAGACCTTTTCATCCAGAAATAGGATGCGGTGTTAGAGATTTATTATTTGAACCAGTTACACCTCTAACTGCTATTAACTTACAAAGAAAAGTTGAAGAAGTATTATTAAATTTTGAACCAAGAATTAATTTAGTTCAAATATTAGCAACACCTGATATTGATAGAAATAGTTATCATTTAAGAATTATGTTTTATGTTGTAGGAATACCTGATCCAGTAACAGTAGAAACATTTTTAGAAAGATTAAGATAAAATGGCAAGTAATAAACTCGTAGTTTCAGATTTTGATTTTGATAATATCAAAACCAATTTAAAAACATTTTTACAAGATCAAACACAATTTTCAGATTATAATTTTGAAGGTTCTGGTTTTTCAATTTTATTAGACACACTAGCATACAATACTCACTATCTAGGATTTAATGCTAATATGTTAGCAAATGAATTATATTTGGATAGTGCTGACATAAGAAAAAATATTGTGTCATTGGCAAAGATGTTAGGATATACTCCATCATCAGCAAAATCTCCTATTGCAAATGTAAATATTATTTTAAATAATGCTACAGGTGCTTCTGTAACAATGGATAAGGGAACAGCATTTACTTCTACAGTAGATGGTTTACCATATCAGTTTGTTACAAACGAAGATATTACAATTACACCAGCAGATGGTGTTTATACTTTTTCAAATGTAAATCTTTATGAAGGTACTTTAGTAACTTATCGTTATACAGTTGATAGTACAGACGCTGACCAAAAATTTATTATACCAAGTGTTAATGCTGATACATCTACTTTAAAAGTTACAGTTCAAACTTCTGCTGTTGATACATCTTTATCCACTTATACATTAGCAACAGGATTAAAAAGTTTAGATGATACTACAAAAGCATATTTCTTACAAGAAACTGACACAGGTAAATTTGAAGTTTATTTTGGTGATGGTATTTTAGGTAAAAATTTATCAGATGGTAATATTGTTATTTTAGAATATATTGTTTCAAATAAAGAAGAGGCAAACGGCGCTTCAACATTTACATTAGCAGGTTCAATTGGTGGATTTACAAATGTTTCTGTTTCAACAAATTCAAGTGCTCAAGGTGGTGCTGAGGCAGAATCAAAAGAGTCAATTAGATATAATGCACCATTACAATACACAGCACAAGATAGAGCAGTTACAACAACTGATTATGAAACGTTAGTTAAATCAATTTATCCAAATGCGTTATCTGTAAGTGCTTGGGGTGGTGAAGATGATGAAACACCAGTTTATGGTGTTGTAAAAATTGCTATTAAAGCGGCGTCTGGTTCTACATTAACGGATGCTACAAAACAAAATATTGTTACTTCTTTAACACCATACAATGTTGCGTCTGTAAGACCAGAAATAGTTGATCCAGAAACAACGTCTGTACTCTTAACAGTAAATGCAAAGTATAATAAAAAGGCAACTACAAAAACTGCTGATACTTTAAAATCAGAAATCATTGACGCAATAACAGATTACAATACAAACACTTTACAAAAATTTGATGGTGTGTTTAGATATTCTAAATTAACAGGTTTAATAGATGACGTTGATACTTCAATCTTATCAAACATAACTACAGTTGATATTAGAAAATCACTTACACCTACATTAAATTCTTCTACAAGATATGATGTTTATTTTAGAAATGCAATTTACAATCCACATACAGGACACGAACCAATAGTTTCATCTACTGGTTTTTATGTTTCAGGTAGTTCTAATGAAATGTTTTTAGATGATGACGGAGAAGGTAACATAAGAAGATATTATCTTGCAAGTGGAATAAGAACGTATGCAAATAATTTACAAGGTACAATAGATTACTCTACAGGTCAAATTACAATTAATTCTTTAAATATAACTTCTATTTCTAACATAAGAGGTGCTACATCATCTGTAGTTGAAATAACAGTTACTCCTAGTTCTAATGATGTTGTTCCAGTTAGAAATCAAATTGTAGAAATAGATGTAGCAAATTCAAATATAACAGTTGCTGAAGATACGTTTGTTGGAGGATCATCTGAAGCAGGTGTTGGATATACAACAGCAACAAGTTATTAGTGTGCAATGGCAAAATTTAATGACAAAATCTCAACGCTCATTAATAGTCAATTACCAGATTTTGTAGTTGACGATCACCCACAGTTTGCCCAATTTCTAAAAACTTATTTTACTTTTATGGAATCTGCCGAGTTGCAGGTTACCAGTATTGAATCTACAGACGGTATTAGTTTAGAAAACGAAACAGGTCGTACATTTAATTTATTATTAGATGGTTCTAAAATAAGTTCAGAAAGAACACAATTAGATTCTGGTGATAAATTAATTTTAGAAGATTCATCTTTTGGTAAATTTACAGTAGGTGAAACTGTAACAGGTGGTACAACAAACGCAACTGCTACTGTTGTATCGGAAGATTTAGCAAATAATAGAATCTTTATATCAGCACAAGATAAATTTAAAATAGGTGAAATCATTACAGGTAATTCATCTGGTGCTCAAGCAGTTATTAATAAGTATCGTCCTAATCCAGTACAAAGTATTCAACAACTTACAAACTTTAGAGATCCAGATAAAGTTATATCAGACTTCTTATCTAAATTTAGAGATGAGTTTCTAAAAACAATACCTGAAGAATTAGCAACTGGTCTTAATAAAAGAAATTTAATTAAAAATATTAAATCAATGTACCGACTAAAAGGTACTCAAAAAGGACACGAGTTATTTTTTAGAATATTATTTAATGAAGTATCCGAAACATTTTATCCTCGTACACAAATGTTGCGTGTATCAGACGGACAATGGGACACACAAAAAGTTTTAAGAGCTGTTGCAACTATAGGAGATACAACTGATTTAGTTGGTCGTACTGTAACAGGACAAACTTCAGGTGCAACTGCTGTTGTTGAGTCTGTTAAAAAGTTTGTTTTAGGAACAAAAGAAGTTTCTGAATTTATTGTTAATTTAAAAACTATTAGTGGTACGTTTGTTATTGGAGAACAAATAACTGGAACAGCAAGTGATACAGATGATTACTTTATAAAAGCAAATGTAACAGGTGTACCAGGAACAAAAACAGTAACTAATGACGGTAACTTATACACAACAGCAGATATAATTACAATTACTGGCGGTGGTGTAGGTGCTAGTATTACAATTAATGATATTGGTTCAGGTGGTATTTCAGAAATTATAATTGATGATGGTGGATCAGGATATACTGTAGGAGATAATTTAAGTTTTACAAATACAGGAACACAAGGTGTTAATGCTTCAGGATTTGTTGCTGTTGTAAATGGTGGTTTTAGACAAGAGGCAGGAACAACAGGAACAGACGGTGAAGATCATATCGTTTTAGAAGAAGAAACAACACGAGGCGATACTTACACAGGAGATAAAATTGTACAAGAAAGTGAAACTAACTCCAATTTAGGAGATATTACAGATGTTTATATTACAAACACAGGTAGTGGATATATTTCTTTACCTACTGTAACAGTTACATCATCAACTGGTTCAGGTGCAAATGTTTTAGCATACGGTAATGATATAGGTAGAGTAATCGGATTAAAAACAAATGAATTAGGAGAAGGTTATGAAAATTCTCCATCACCACCTACTATTGCGTTTAGACAAAATTTAATTCTAACTTCCGTAACAGGAACGTTTGCTGAAGATGACACAATTACTGGTGGTACTTCAGGTGCAACGGCAACACAAGTAAGTTTTGATACAAATAGAAATTTATTAAAAGTAAAAACAGTTACAAACAGTTTTAGTGTTGGAGAAACAATTACATCATCAAGCGGTGGTTCTGCTACTTTAAGTAAATTAGATGTTGCAAGTGCAACTGTAGATGTTGTAGCAATTGCTGATACTGATGGTAAATTCTTAAACGAAGACGGATTTGTTTCTGAGCAAACAATGAAGATACAAGATAGTTTATACTATCAGGACTTCTCTTATGTATTAAAAGTTGGTCAATCAATTAATAACTGGCGTGATTCATTTAAAAAGACAATGCACACTGCTGGTTTCTATTTTACAGGTCAGGTTGATTTAGAAAACAGAATTAATTTAAGAGTTAAAGCACCAGTAGATGGTATTGTATCTGGTGTTTCTGAATCACCTATCTTCTCTATACTTAATACTTTATTCAGTACACTATTTGGAAGAAGATTAGGAACAGTAGATGACGGAACATCATTAAGAGCAAACGCAAACCTGCCTGCTGATGTAGATTTAAATCCTGATACTATAGAACACTTTACATCAAACACAAGAGATTTAACTTTAAAACGACAAAACGTTGT